GGGGCCAAATGTCCTAAGTTTAATATATGTGGAGCAAATGAGATAAATAATCTCGAATTAGCACTTATGATTGCTGACGCACAAAATAAAAAATTAAATTATGAAATGGTAGATTTCCATACAAGTCGACCTGGTCATGATTTAAGATATGCGTTAGATGGATCTAAAATGAAATCGCTGGGATGGGAACCGCAACCAGTAAAAGAGAGAATTGAAGAAGTAGTTAACTGGACTCTATCAAATGATAGATGGCTTATGATATAAGGATATAATGATATGTTACAATTTGGAAATGAAAGAATAGTTCAACAACAGCAAAAGCCGATTGAACAACCGCAACAGGTTCAACAGCCTCCTATGACTTCAGCTGAAGCGTTTAAGAAACAGGGTTATATTGTTATCAGTGATGTTATTACCGAAGAAGAAGGTAAAAGACTAACAGAGCATATGTTTAAACTTCATGCTGACGGTAAAACTACAAAAGATCCTCAATGTCCTTTATCTGATTCAATCTATGGTGATATTGAATTTGATACTCTTATGGAAAAATTAGCTAAACCTTTGGGTGAAACTGTTGGCTATGAACTTTTGCCTACATATACATACGCTCGTATTTACAGAAAGGGTGATGAGTTAAAAATTCATAAAGATAGACCATCATGCGAAATTAGCGCTACTATAACATTAGGATTTTCTGATTATCCTATTTGGCCTATTAATATGGGAGATGCAAGGAATATTATATTAGACGTAGGTGATGCCACAATATACAAAGGGTGTGAGCTTGATCATTGGAGAGAACCGTTTAAAGGAGAATGGCAGTGTCAGGTATTCTTTCATTTTGTTGATGCAAACGGTCCTTATAAAGATCAATATAAAGATGGTCGTAAAGAACTTGGTAAACAAAAAACCGAAGATAATATGCGTGACGAATTTAAACAAGAAGCGCAACAGCAACAACAACAAGGTCCATTACCCGAGTTTATACAGCAACTTCAGGGTCATCATATGCACCAGAAAATGATGTTCGGTGAAATTTATCATGGATACAGCATGATGCCGTCTCATGATTATGATCTACCCGGCTATATGGCAATTGAACCTGATGAAGAAACAAAAGATATTACTCTATCGTCTGAAGATTGTAAAATGCTTATTGATGAATATGTTGATAAGCAATATGGCATGGATGCAGGCGTAGGATCTAATATGGCCGGAGGTGCTGAAGTCAAAAAAGAAGTTAGAAGCTGTAAAATTTATGCAGTACCAAAAAATGAAAAAACTATTAATGTCTATAATAAGATTATATCGGCAGTAGCAATGGCCAATAAATTTTATTATGACTATGAATTATCTGGTTTTGCCGGTGAGATTCAGTTATTAGAATATAAGCATGATCCAAATAAAGAAATTGCAGATCACTATGACTGGCATATGGATACTGGACCAGGAGAATCTGCAACTCGAAAGCTTTCTGTAATAGTACAATTATCAGATTCTGATGATTATAAAGGCTGCGAACTTATTATAAATAACATAGGTAACCATGTAACTGGTTCTAGAGTAAAGGGATCTCTTCTTATGTTTCCTGGACTCTTTTTGCACACAATCACGCCAATTACAGAAGGCACAAGATATAGTTTAGTAGTATGGTTTCATGGAAATAAACGGTTTAGATAATAAAGGATTAATTAGTAATGGCTAAAAAAGTAGCGAAAAAAGAAAGTGATGTGTTTAACAACTTTCCTATTATTGAACAAGTAAATCAGATTCTAGAAAAGGGTGATACATTAGGAGGTACAAAATTACCTCTTGATGCTGTTATAGGCTCATCGTCTTTTTTGCCTGACGGCCAATCTTTTGGAAATAAAACTTTAAAGGAAAACGCTGTCTTATGTCAGGAAGCTATGGATATTTCCGATGAGCTTCAAGAAATATGGAACCATGCTCATACACAATTTGCGTGGAAACATATTAACTTTTCTAATCATGATCATATGCTAAATATGAGGCAGATTTCTGCAGAAATTTCTTCGAAAGCTGACACGCTAAGAAATCTTAAATGGAGTTTGTTAGATAATGAAATTAAACAGGCAGAATTAGAAAGCAGAATTTCTCAACTTGACGAGAATTCTTCGGATACTCAAAAATTTAAAAAAATGAGATTGGTTCTTTCTTTAGCAAGAATGAAAGAAGATAAACAAAAAACTCAGTTAATGATTGAAGGTACTATGAAAGATATGATTGCTATTAAATCTTCGTATGATGATTTAAGCAAGCATGTTGAAAATCTCAGTGAAATGGATATTGAAAAAAACCAAGCTCGGCAACATATGAGTCGTTCTATTATGCAATGTTTAAGAGACGTAAGGCAGTTTGGTCATATTACTAAAGGTGAACAAGAATATGCCGAGCAGATTGGTATCAATCCAAGTAAACTATTACAAGCTATTAGAAATTATTTAGAAAGAGAAGCTCAATCAGATTCTTGGGACACCAAAGAATTAAACCAATTTATAAATGGATTAGCAAATGAACTATCTAACAATATGAAAGTTCATGAAAAAAGAATGGAATATTCTTTATTTAATCCTAAACCTATTGAAGCGGCGTCTTCAGTTAATAGACTACAGTTAAATAAAGCAGATAAAGCTTTAGAGGGATAATAAAATGCCAGGAGCTCCAGGATTAGTAGAATATAAAAATCAGCCAGCAATACCGCCCGAAGTACAAATGACACCCACATTTATTACTTACGGTGGATATGAATATAGCGAATCAGATTATTCGTACGTTGGATGGGTTGGTAAATCTATGCAACAATATTACGTACCTGATACGCTGACATGGTTAGACAGCGCTGACTTTATTGCTAGATCTTTAAAACTAAAATACACAAATCCTGGAAAATATATTAGACATACTGAAGAAGGAACTATACTTGGTTTTGATTCTGATGGATTCCCTCTTAAATATAGTGATGATTCTTGTCGCGCAATAGCGTCTAATTTACTAGATGAAATAATATTATATTGCAATGAACATGATAATATAGGTTATTAGAAATGCCTATATTAATTGATGCATCATCGATAACCTTTAGTGCTGTACCCGGTCCTCAAGATCTAGGGCCTACAAATCAGCCTAGCTCATATGATGGTATAAAACAAACAATTACGCCTCAAAATCCTGCTGCAAAAACTTCATTAAAAATAGCAGCAGCCCCAACAGGCTATACTATAGATGGAGGTTATTTGCACGCGTTTAATTATCTTAATGGTCTAGGAAGTATGCCTTATGAACAAGCCGATACTGCGTTATATAATTCAGGTGGACTTACCACGCCGCCACAATATGGATATAGCTTTGTTAGAATGCAGCCAATAGCTGGCATTATGGCGGGTACTACGGCTTCTGCATTTGTACTAGGTGCCTTTAGGCTTACTAACGGCCAAGCTTATTATAAAGGCTCTGCCGGCGATAATATAAACGCATACCAAAGTTTTGACCCAAGTACATCATTTTATCCTAATTATGATCCTAGTATACCTACTGTTAATTCAACTAAATTTCCATTTGCGGCGTCTGGAAGTGGCCCGATATCTGTAGCTATTACAACTGATTTATCTGGAAAGGTCACCCCTGGCGTTTGGTCACCAATAGCTTCAGCTCCTGATAGAGCAAATAGCGGGTTCTATTCTGGCACCAATAACAGCCGGAATTCCCCCCGGACCGTCCCACAAGTAAATACGGGGATGCAGGATACGGATGCGAATTGGTATACGCCATGGGCAAGTGAAACTAAAACTAATTATGGTTCTTCACTTTCGCCACTGGCTCCTCAGATAGCGGTGGGTGAAACGAGTCCGGGTAACCCGTTACGCCAGGGTTTTGGCGGTGGTGCAAGATGGGTGCCCAGCGGGCATGTCCATTATTGGGGATCAGCTGGTGGCGGACCATCAATAAATTCGATCAATAGATTTGGTATAAAATTTCCTACATCTAACTATGTTAATATTACTACTGCGGTGACAGTTAACCAATCCCCCTCGGCTCATCCTTATGGTGGCGCTAGTGGTTCTGATCGTCTGATTGCACTTTCACCACCAAGCGCAGGCGTTCCTTCTAATATGATAATGGTAGGTGGCGGTGTCCCTACCCCGGCTACTACTGTTCCCCAAAGAGGGATAACAAGATATCCAACAGCATCGGTTACGACTATAGCTGACGGTAGTCCATTAGGCCCCTTTCAAGCTATACCATCTCCTCAAATTCCTAGGCACCCTAATCGTATGGTTGCAGAAAGCAGTTCTAGTCATTTAATTTATTATGGTGGTCTCTCACCGCAACAATTCAACCAACGTTTTACGTATGTACTTCCATACGCCAGCTTTAATACAGCATCAGTAAGTTATCAAGGTACTATGTGGGAAGATGCGGCACAGCCGATATCGGCGATTCGGTATCCTAAAACACAAGGGTTTTCAAATAAGGTTTAAGATATAATGGCATTAACGTTTACAGAAAATAGTCCTTCTCAATTAACTATTAGCTATAGTTCGGGCAAAGATATGGTACTTACTAACGATCCAAGTAATCCGACATCTATACCTTCTTTTGCGCCTGGTTCTAAAGTATTAATAAAAGGAACTTTATATGCAACAGTACCTGAGAGCTCTTATGGCGGTGTAGATGCTTCCCCAGACCCTGTAACGTATACTATGGCCAGATCTCCGGCGAGCGGGGCTGTAAATGAAGGAACTGTGGTTGCATTCACTGTTACAGCTTCTGATGGATCTGCTAGTCCCTATCCTTACACGGTTTCCGGTATATCTTCACCTGATTTAAATCCTTCTGGAACAAGTCTTACTGGAACAGGTACTACGGGTACTGCAGTACCATTTACTCTTGCGAATGATCTTACTACCGAAGGCAATGAAACAATGACTTTCACTATTCCAGGTAGTTATAGCGGTCCTCAGCAATCCTTATCTATTCCTATTTCCGATACTAGCACAACCCCAGGCGGCGGCGGAGGGGGTGGTTCGGGTCCATTTCTCGTATTGGGACCGCTATCGGCGCCATATATTACATATCCAAATAGCACGGGTGGAATTAATAACGTTTGGTTTAGAAGAGGTATAGTTAGATATAATCTGACAGCCCCTGAACTTAGTGCTGCAGGTATGTCTAGCTCTACAACTCTTACTAGTATTTCTTGGGCTAATATTAACGTTCCTACCAGACCGACACAGCCGAACTTTACAATACTTTTAGCACCTACATCAAACCCTAGCACAAATAGTGGCGCTGTGTCACCACAAACTGTAGTTCGCGCACAATCGCCTTATACTTGGACTAGTGTTGGACCTACAACATTTCCGTTTACAACGCCTTGGACATATCCAGGAAATAATGGAATACAAGTTACAGTAATATGGGGTCAAGTTAGTCCAAATTACGCATCTTCTGGTCAAATGAAATTTAGAGCACCTGGAAGCATGTATTATGCTAGAACTGATGGCTCTGGTTTTTACCCATCAACTCAAGGTACTCCTCAGGCCACCAATACCGGGCGGCCCATAACCGAATTCAACTAAAGGTTAATCTATTATGACTATTACGTTTGAACAAACACAAGACACTACTCGTGGTCATAATTTTATGCTAAGAGGCATTTTTCAGAATAGTAGTGCTCCTCAAGATAATCACGGAAATATACAAATAAGAACCGTAAGTTATAATACTACAAATCCACAAGATCCACAAGGCGATGGCGCGCCATCTGATTTTAGTCATACTGCTTGGGTTTTTGCGGGGCATCCTGTAAATTCGACACCGATTGCTCCTAATAATACTGCTTCTACAATTTTACATGCATATACAATCGCTAAGGCTGGAAACCAATATATAAAATCAGATGATGGTTTTTTTAATTTCGGGTGGCACGGACCGTCCGCGCCTGCCGCTATGCAGCATAATGTTTATCAATTAACCTTTTCAAATGATACCGAAGTTTCTATAGGAAGTGCGCAAGGTTATCCTAGCATATACGTTGCCGGCACAGCAACTGGTCCTACTCAAGTTCTATTGATGGGTGGTCAAACATCTACAAATAGCGGAGAAACGCAAGCTATATGGACAATGCCTAAAGCGTCGAAATCACCGATAGCTATAAATCCGACTGTTAATACTTATTTACCTGCGCTTTTTACTCCAACTGGCACAAATATAGGCGCAACCCAAGGTGAAAGTCAAAATTGGAGTGAAAATAATAACGATAAATGGTATTCCAATGAAGGAGGCGATATATTTTCTGGATCATTTGCTAGTGGAAGTGGTAGTCGAATTATGTCAGATATGCGTAATCCAGGTAACCAATCGTTTGGGGGCCCGGTATTATCTGTACCAGCTAATGTAGGATCTTCAGGCGAATTTTCTATTCATTTTGTCGATGGCTCAACTCATCCATATCATCCATTAGTATCTTCTGTTCCAAATAGTCAACACGAACTTGGGTTTAAATTACCTTTTGCGACAGCTCAAGCAACAGGTGGATCTGTTTTATATTTGCCGCCAGACTTTTATATCAAAGGCCGCGATATGTCACCATATGGCATTGGAAATATAGCAAAAGGTACTCCTAGTGAATGGAGATTTGATAATGGAGTAGCTTCTAACGCAGAGGCGGTTTGGGTACATGGCGGCCTATATAACAATAACACACCATTTTCTCAAGGTTATAGAAAAGTAGGAAAAGTTTCATTTGCTAGTATGACTAGCGCTGTTGCAGCTATTGGTGATTCTTTCCAATGGGGGTTAAGATATACTCAAGGAAATAGTGATACAAAAACTGTTTTTATGGCTGACACCGGAAATTCGGGATCTCCGGAAGTCAATAATTGGAGGACATTTAATTTACAAAATTCAATTACAACTAATACTGTTGGCACATCAGCTGCTGCAGGCCCAGGATGGTTCCCGGCGATTCGGTCAGGAATAGGCAAAGTAGGTGGTTTTGCTTACATCGGTTAAGTTGTATAAATAGCTAAAAATATATTAAGGTTTATCATATGGCTAATCCGAGTAGTAGACAAGGTTTAATTGATTACGCGATGAGATCTTTAGGAGATCCTGTCATAGAAATCAATATTGACCCAGAACAACAAGAAGATAGAGTTGACGAAGCTCTTCAGTATTATCAAGAATTTCATTCTGATGCTACATTAAGAACTTATCTTAAACATTTAATCACTTCGGATGATGTCACAAATGAATATATTTCTTTGTCGTCAAATATAACATTTGTATCACAACTGTTTCCTATTCGGGGCGGATCAATAACAAGAGATTTCTTTGATATAAAATATCAATTGCATTTAAATGATATAGCCAATCTTCAGACTTATATGGGAGATTTAGGTTACTATGAACAAATGCAACAATATCTTTCTTTAATTGATATGAGAATGAATGGTACTCCTCAAGTTCAGTTTTCAAGAAAACAAAATAGACTTTATATTCACGGTGATTTTACGGATGGCGATTTAAAAGCTGGAGATTATGTTGTAGCAGAGGTATACGAAATACTTTCGCCTGATTCTCATACAAGTATTTGGAATGATAGATGGCTAAAAGAATATACGACGTCTTTATTTAAAAGACAATGGGGGCAAAATCTTATTAAGTTTGAAGGTATGACATTACCTGGCGGTGTTACGCTTAATGGTAGACAGATTTATGAAGATGCGCAATTAGATATCGATAGGCTAAGAGAAGCAATCCGTACTGAGCATGAGATGCCAGCTGATTTCTTTATGGGGTAAATCATGGCAACTAATATGTATTTCAGCCAGGGCAGTAGGTCAGAGCAACAATTATATGAAGAGATTATAATTGAATCGCTAAAGATTTATGGTCAAGATATTTACTATCTTCCTCGCGACATCGTTAATAAAGATAATATATTAAATGAGGATGCAAGTTCTCGTTTTAATTCATCATATAAGATTGAAATGTATATCGAAAATATCGAAGGCTTTGATGGTGAAGGCGATTTATTTACAAAATTCGGTGTAGAAATAAGAGATCAAGCTACGTTTATTGTGGCTAAAAAACGTTGGGAACAAACTGTCGCAAGATATGACAATGAAATTCAAGGTGTAAGACCCTTTGAAGGTGATTTGCTTTACATTCCATTTTCTAAAAAACTATTTCAAATAATGCATGTTGAGCACGAACAGCCGTTTTACCAACTAAAAGATTTACCTACATATAAACTGCGTTGTGAGTTATTTGAATTTAGTGGTGAAGATTTCGATACAGATATTGCAGATATTGATGGTATAGAAAGACAATACGGATATGAGTATCTCTTAACTTTAGATTCAGCAAGTGGCGGATTTACATTAGGAGAAACCGTAAATCAAACTTTCTCGGATGGCGTTGTTATGTCTGGAGAGGTTTCAAGATGGAGCGATTCTGATAGAATACTTGGTGTAATTAATGCAGGCGCAGATGATGGGCTATATCACTCATTTATAACAGGAAGACAAATTGTTGGAACTAAAGATGTTGATTTAGGAGTTGCAATTGCTAATTCAGTTGCTACCGTAAGCGCAGTAGCCGAAGATAATCAACTATCAAATACAGAACAAAATACGTATTTTGATACACTTACCGACTTCTTAGACTTTAGTGAATCAAATCCATTCGGAGATCCAAGCTAATGGCTGATTTATTTGATTTTGGTTTTACCGCTGTAGATGAGACAGAACTAGAAGCCGTCCAAAAAGCTACTGCTACTGTAAAAGAAGTAGCATCAAGTGCAACATCAACTCAAGAAAAATTAGATAATTTATTTAATGCTATAATGCCTCTACTTAATAATCTAAAGAAAAATCCAGAAAAAGAATATATCCTTTGGCCAGATAGACTTGCAAAAGTAGAAGCCTTTGAGGATTCACTTCAAGCGATATATAAAGGCTAGCTATGTTCGGTACGTATTTTTATCACGAAAGAATTAGAAAAAGTGTTGCACTATTTGGTGCAATGTTTAATAATATATACGTACTAAGAAAAAATAGTAGCGGTGGTGTTATTAATACAATGAAGGTACCATTAGCTTATGGTCCCAAACAAAAGTTTTTAGAGAGAATTAATGAGGTACCTGATTTAGTAAATGATTCGAAGGTAGCTATTAAACTTCCAAGAATGTCATTTGAAATTGTAGGTATTTCTTATGATCTTAGTAGACAACTTCAAAAGAATAACGCGTTTAGTCAAGTTGGAACAACTACACTTAATAGAAATAAAATAAACATATACGTACCATATATTATTAATTTTCAATTAAGCATATACGCTAAAAATCAAGATGATGCTTTACAAGTGGTAGAGCAGATATTTCCGTTTTTCACACCTCAATATACTTTAACTATTAAACCATTAAATGATCATCCAGATTTAAAAGAAGATGTGCCTATTAGTTTAACGAGTGTAAGTTTTACTGATGACTATGAAGGTGCACAAGAACAAAGAAGAACAATCATTTATACTCTTGACTTTGATATGAAAGTTAATTTCTATGGTCCAGTTGGTACTAAGAAAATTATCCGTCAAAGCGATGCTAGACTTTATAATATAGATAATGGTTTGAATGATAGCGATGTTTTACTCGAAACTATATCAATAACTCCGAATCCTGCTAATACATTTGGTTTAGCAGATAGTGATTTCGGTTTCAATGAAACTATAACATATAATGGTGATAGCGCGTAAAATGGATTCTGATACAGCAGATAATGATTTTGAATATGCAAGACAGACTTATCATGATTTATTAATTAAAGGATCTGATGCATTAGACGAAATGATGGAAGTAGCAAGAGCTACAGAACATCCGAGAGCATTCGAAGTATTTTCGAATATGATGAAACATGTTGCAGATATTAATGGCAACTTGTTAGATCTTCATAAGAAAAAGAATGATATAAAAAATAATGATAAAAAAGCTTTGCCTGCAGGTCAAACAACAAATAATGTTTTTGTTGGATCTACAACAGATTTGCAAAGATTATTGAAAGACGAAAAAATAATAAATCATGAATGATACATATCTCGGCAATCCGAATATTAAGAGAGACGGGATTGTACAAAATTGGACAAATGATGAAGTAACAGAATATGCCAAATGTATGAACAACCCGGCATATTTTGCTTCTGAATATTGCAAGATTATTTCACTTGATGTGGGATTAGTTCCTTTCGAATTATATCCTTATCAAGAAAAAATGTTTAACCAATTTAACAACAATAGATTTAATATTGTATTAGCATGTCGTCAATCGGGCAAATCAATCTCTAGTGTTGTTTATCTTTTGTGGTTTGCCATCTTTCACCCAGAAAAAACTATTGCAGTACTAGCCAATAAAGGTGCTACTGCTAGAGAAATGTTAGCAAGAGTTACACTTACTCTTGAGAATCTTCCGTTCTTTCTACAGCCTGGTTGTAAAGCCTTAAATAAGGGATCTATAGAATTTTCAAATAATAGTCGCATTATTGCGTCTGCGACTTCTGGTTCTTCTATTCGCGGTCTATCTGTCAACCTACTATATCTCGATGAGTTTGCATTTGTTGAAAGAGCAGCAGAGTTTTACACTTCAACTTATCCTGTTATCTCATCAGGTACAGAATCTAAAATTATTATTACATCTACTGCGAATGGTATTGGTAATATGTTTCAAAAAATTTGGGAAGGTTCTGTACAAAAGACAAACGATTTTATACCGTTTAGAGTAGATTGGTGGGATGTTCCTGGTCGCGATGAAACTTGGAAAGCAGAAACTATTGCAAATACTTCTCAATTGCAGTTCGATCAAGAGTTTGGTAATACTTTCTTTGGAACTGGTGATACACTTATATCAGGAAATACGTTATTAGAATTCAGAGCAAAAGAACCTTATAAAAGACTAGAACAAGATTCTGTTTGTATATTTAAAGAGCCTGAAAGGAAACATGATTATATAATGACAGTCGATGTTTCGAGGGGAAGAGGACAGGATTATTCTACATTTAATGTGATCGATATTAGCACAAGACCCTTTGAACAGGTTGCTGTTTATCGCAATAATACTATATCTCCATTACTCTTCCCGAATATTATTTATAAGTATGCGAATTTGTATAATCAAGCTTATGTTATAGTAGAAGCAAATGATCAAGGTGGCGTGGTATGCAATGGTCTATATCATGAATTAGAATATGAAAATATGCATGTAGAGTCTGCTATTAAAGCGAATGCGCTTGGTATAGAAATGACTCGTAAAGTAAAACGCATTGGTTGTTCTGCTATTAAAGATATTCTAGAAGAGAAAAAGTTAATAGTGCATGATGAGAACACAATCATGGAAATATCGACGTTCGTAGCTAAGGGACAATCCTATGAAGCGTCAGATGGCAACCACGATGATTTAATGATGAATTTGGTTCTATTTGGTTATTTTGCTACAAGTAATATATTTTCAGATTTAACTGATATTAATTTAAAACAGATGATGTTTGAACAAAGAATGAAAGAAATAGAAGATGATGTAGTACCATTTGGTTTTATAGAAGATGGATTAGATGATATACAAGTAGTACCGAAAGCAGATCCATGGAGTATAACTGATGAAGGTAGCGGTATACGGTTTGATCCAAATCATAAAAATTTCTAAAGTA